AGAATTATTTAAAGATAGAACACATTCGAAATCTTGGATAGTTAATTAAGGAGGTGATTTAAATGTTATTAAGTGGAGATAGATAATTATACTAAAGAGGGAGCTTTCTCCCTCTTTCATTAAATTTGTTTTTCTGATATAATTATAGAAAAAATTAGGAGAAGGACATGAATAAAATATCTGAAGCTAAACTAAGAAGCAATAAAAAGTGGGATGATAATAATCGTGAACGTAAAAGATATATTAATAAGAGATCTACAGCAAGAAGTTTTATTAAAACAATGGAACGAGAAGACATTCCAGAATTTGAAGCATTATTAGAAGAACGTAAAGCTAGAAAAGATTAATATTAAATGTTATAATAAATTTGTTAGTAGAATTCAAAATTTACATAGGAGGGGCAGCATTAAAGCTGCCTCTTTTTTTTAGGGGCATGGGGGTACAAATTAGGGGCAAATTTCCTCGTAAAAGCATTTTTTTACGGGAAAATACGAGAGTGGAAAGTCAGTAATACAAGGAGTTTTGAGCATATTCGAGGATATATGATATATATGAATATGTCAATGCCAAGGTGTTCATCAGTATATAAAAAGCATTGTTAAACTAGGAAGTTAACAACGCTATTTTTATTTTAGGGGCAGTTTAGGGGCAATTAGAATTGAATATTTCTAAAACTTTCAAATTCTAATTCTTGTTGTTTGTTCGTTTTATGGATATAAATTTCTCTAGTTACTCTTGAATTTTTGTGACCTAATCTTTTTGAAATTAACTCAACATCTATTCCTTTATCAATGCATAAACTAGCATGAGTATGTCTTAACATATGCAATGTAAATTTAATAGTCGTATGTTCTCTTAAATATCTACTTACATTTTCTTTTATCCAGTACGACCCAACAGTATTAAAGAATATAATATTATTCTTATTGTGAAAATCTGATAGAGTAATTGAAAAGTTATTACTGATTGTTCGTTGTGATTCTATTATCTCTAAACATCTTTTATTTAATGATATTCTTCTATTTGAAGTATCAGTTTTTGTTAAGTCTATTTCTCTATTTCTATTTAGACTTTTATCTATTGTTAGTATATCTCCCTCAACATCATCAAATGTTAAAGCCAGACATTCGCTTATTCGTAAGCCAGTGTTAATAAGGAATTCTACAAGATTTCTATATCTAATATTATGATCTAATTCATCTAAAATCATATCTATTTCATCTTGTTCAAGATATCTATTATCTTTTTTAGCTTCAACTTTCTTTAGGTCCATTTTATCAAGAAAATTTATATCTTTCAAATAATCAAATTTATATAACAAACGAATATATACTCTTACTCTTTTTAGCACCTCATTATAGTATTTGTCTGAAGTAGTACTTTGTTCTATTATATCTTTTAAATATCTTGCATTGATTAAATTTAATTTAATATCATATCCCTTTTTCTTAATTAAATTTATAATAGATTTATTATTGTGTCTTGTATTTGCTCTAGCATGTTTATAATGTTTTTCGTATATTATATCTAATCCCTCAAAAAATGTAATATTATTATCTACTACATATTTCAAATCTTGAGCTTTAGTTCTTAATATCTCTCTTGCGATATCTTCATTTTTTTTACTTTTCTTATCCATTGTGACGGTTATTTTTCTTAGTTTACCAGAAATATCTTTAACACGATCACAATATTTTACTTTCCCATTTTTTTGTTCTTCTATCCACATAGAAATACACATCCTTTCTTGATTTTAAGTAGATGTGTATGATATACTATTAGTGTATCTTGTGTGTATACCATACACATTTTTTTGAGATATTGCAGTATCTCATTTTATCCTTTACTCTTGCAGGAGTAGAGGATTTTTATTTGTTTAAACTGGTTGATTTCGACTAGTTTAAAAAGAAAAAGAAGCCTTTATCTAATGATAAAAGACCTCTTCACGGTGGGCATAGCCCTCTAATCTAATATCATTATAACATATATTTTATTTCCTGTAAATTAATAGTTGATTTATTGAATATTATTTAAATCAACAGTTAATGATTCATATCTAGTGTAATCACCTTGTGTATATGGAGAATCTATATTAAGTGAAATATTTTTAATATCATTTACTTTAGATTTTTTTGCAATAAATAAAATAGTCATTTCTTTTTCCGCTCCAGGTAAATAAGTTGTTTCTTTCCAACCTGCTATATATTGATTTTGTTCAACTTGTTCTTTAGTATCTTTTATTAGTAAATGACTAGTATTAGGATTAATATCAGCATTTTTAGTTAATTTATTCTCAATATTAATTCTTAGAAGTATAGATGTATATTCAGTATTTGCTTCTAATTTAGCAGATTGTAATCGTTGTGCATTAAAAGTATTATCAAATGATAATGTGGATAATTTGATTCCAGTTATTGTGACTTTGAATGCATTATTTTCTTTATTTACACTTGTTTCTTTTTTAAATTTTTCTTCAGAATGAAGACCGCCCTCATTGATAGTAGTACTTTGTTTATCATTGTTTGATGTTTGAGGAGTAGCTGCAGATTGAGTAGTTGTATTTTCAGTCTTTGATGAACAACCACTAACAATAATTGAAGTAGCTAGTATAGAACTTAATAATATTTTAAATTTCATTTTCAATTTCTCCTTTAATATTTTATTTTTCAACAGGTGTAAAGCTATCTACAACTTTACCTACAATGTTGAAATATGTATCTTGTATATCTGATGTATAAATTATAATATCAGAGTATTTTTTATTTATTGATTTCAATACAAAACGATTCCCATCATTATATAATTTTTTTACATAACTTTTTCCATCATAATCAATAACATAGATATCACCATTTACATTATCATAACCTTGTTTTAATAATATAATATCACCATCTAATAGTTCAGGTTCCATACTATCACCGAATACACGTGTTGCCATATCGTGTTGCATTAAATCATCACGATCTGTATAGAATGATGTTACTTCATTATTACCATAAGAATATCCAATACCTGCAGCAACTTTTTCAGTTACTAAAATCTCAGTTAATTCTTTAGGTTTATATTTTATAGAAACTTCCTGAACTGTACGATTCTGAAAATGCAGTAAATTTTTAGCATATTGATATGTTTTATTTTGATTTTCTTCATTTAGCTTCGTAACAGTAGCAGTAATTTTATCAGTAAGAATATCGCTTGATGTATCCTCTGCAATTCCCATAATATATCCTGGAGTAGTTTGTAATGCTTTAGCTAATGGTTCTAATATTGGAACTGGTAATTTTTCAATATTAGAATTTTCATATCTATAAATAGTAGATCTATTTTTTCCAATAAGTTCAGCTAAGTCATCAGCAGATAAATTTAACTTAATTCTTAATTCTTTAATACGTTCACCAATTGTTTTTACCATATGATTCTCCTTTCTTAATATAATAATAACATATATTCGCAAATTTGCAAATAATAAATTGCGAAATTGCGAAAAAAGGTGTTGACTTTTATTGAATGATATTATAAAATATATTTGTAGCGTAAATGCGACAAATAAAAATAGGAGGAAGTTATGATAAATATAAATAAGCTAAAAAAAGAAATAGCATTAAATAATTTATCAATTGAAGAATTATCGGAAAAAATTGGAATTGATAAAAGTACCTTTTATCGACGATTAGAATCAAATGGAAAAAAATTTACAATAGAAGAAGTAATTAAAATTGCTAATGTATTGAATTTAGATAGGAAAAAAGTCGATTCTATTTTTTTTGATATAACAGTCGCATAAAAGCGACAAAAGAAAGAGGGACTTAAAATGACAGAAATACAAATTGATTTAGTAGAGTTGAGAAAATTGGATTTATCTTTCCCTTATTTTTCAAAAGAAGAAATCATGAAATGTTTTGATATAAAAGATACAGCATATGATAAATATAGAAAAATGTTTAAAGAAAAAGTTAAAGATAAACATTATCCACCTATATGTTATTTGAAGATGGGTACTAAAGAATTCTTTAATGTATATGCTTGGTTACATTTCTTTTCAAATTTTGAATATTATCAGGATAAAAGATTAGAGAAAAAAATAGTTAGATTTACTAAAAAAACTGTTGAAGAATTTAAAGAGATAGGAGTAGCTTAAAAATGAATAAACTTAGAAAAAGAAAATTTAATACTTATTACTGGACCTGTATTGTTGTAGCAGTATGCTTGCTAATCGTTAGCAATATTGAGTGGGAAAGAATTGTATCGGGACTTATGGCCTCAATATGCATTCCATTTTATGGATTAGATGAAAGAGGAGCTTTTGCATTCCCAGATGGTGATGAAGATGAATAAACTAAAGAAATTATTTGTTAGACGTGGATTTGAATTAATAGAAGGTATGAATGGTGAATTTCCAGTTAAGGCAA